GTACGACCAGGCACGGCGGGCAGTGGCCGGGGCGTTCGGTATCCCGCAGACGATGCTGGAGGATGCGGCCAATTATGCCACGGCGAAGGAGCACCGGTTGTCTTTCTGGCAGGACACCATCCGGCCGAGGGGCAATCAACTGACATCCGCGCTCAACAGCCAGGTATTGCAGCAGTTCGGGCTGCGCTGTGAATTTGCGTTTGACGAGCTGGACATCTTCCAGGAGGACGAAGCGAACCGCGCGGCCAGTTTATATCAGCTGACCAATGCCGGCGTTCCGCTGCTGGTGGCAATGGATATTCTGGGCTACGACATTCATGACGAACAGAAGGAGGTGATCCGACTCTCGCAGGTTGAAGCACCACCGCCTGCACCACAGACGACCAACATTCAGCAGCCAGCCAATGAGACACCCGCGCCAACACAGACCGAGGTGCGCAGCGCATTGTTCAACTGGAAGCGGGCATCGCTGGCAGCCGTCAAGAGCGGGCATGATGCCGGGGTGGATTTCGACCATCCGGTAATCCCGGAGGCTGTCTCCGAATATTTGCGGTCGGCGCTGGTGGGTGTGATGAGAGCAGACCAGGTGCATGCCGCGTTCAAGCAGGCGCGGGAGCTGCTGAAGCAGCAGCCAGTGAAGGCTGTGGTGGATGGCGGGATTGACGCGACGGCGGAGTTGAAGCGGGCCAGCGACTTGCTGGAGATGGTGCTGCATGCAGATTGACCCGGAGCAGGTGCTGGAACTGGCACGCAAGATGAACCGGTTATCGCTGTGCCTGTTGCAGGAGAAGGTGAACGCGAGCGGGCTGAAGCGATTGCGCCGTGATCCAAAAGAGCCGCGGCACCGGGAGAAGACCGAGCTGGAGAATGAGCTGCTGGCGGTGATGACGCGGCGCTTCCAGCGTCAGCTGCGGAAGCTGCGGACACGACTGGGTGAGTACAACCCGGACAGGAAGGCGGTACAACCGCCGCTGGATGACATCTTTGACGATGAGGACATGCCGGAGATCATCCGGCTGATATTCAAAGGGCTGCTGGGCGGGATTGACATCTTCAGCGAGGGGGTGACCTTCGCGGTGGACTGGACGCTGACCAACAGCCGCGCGCTGGAACACGCGACCAGGTACGCGTTTGACCTGGTGCGCGGGATCGACAGCACCAGCCGGGATGTGATCAGCCGGGCGGTGGGCGGATTTGTGGAGACGCCGGGCATGACGATCGGCGATGTGATCGAGCAGCTGGCACTGGGCGGGTTCAACGAAGCGCGGGCGGAACGGGTGGCGGTGACGGAGATCACCCGGGCGTACGCCACTGGCGAGCGCATGGCCGCGGAGGAGCTGCGCAGGGAACTGCCGGATGTGCGCATGACGAAGACATGGGTTACGAATAACGATGACATTGTGTGCGACATCTGCGGGCAGAACCACATGGAAGAGGTGGACATTGATGACACATTTCCGAGTGGCGACAGCGAACCGCCGGGGCATGTAAACTGCCGCTGCTGGATCGATTATCGGACGCGGATCAACGGGTGAGCTATGCCTGACATTCAGATAACTATTGTTGGCGCGGATAAGCTGGCTGCCAACCTCGACAAGCTGGCAAAAGAGATCAAGCGGACGATGGTGCACGCCAGCCGTGAGGTATCGTCCGAGGTGCTGATGACGGAAGGGTTGAAGGTATACCCGCCAGCCGGAGCAGCCAACCGGCCGCCAGCGCCATATTACGTACGCGGGACTGGCACGATCTACGCCAGCGGCGCGACCAACGGGTCGTCCGAGACGCTGGGGAAGCAGTGGACAACCAAGACGCTGGGGGATAATTCGTTCAGCATCGGCAACCGGGCCAGTTACGCGCCGTATGTGCACGGCGAACAGCAGGCCAGCTTCATGGCACCGAAGGGATGGCGCAAATTGCTGGAAGTGGCGGAGGAGAAGGCGGAGAAGATCACGGCGATCGTGCAAGGTTTCGTAGACAAATTGATCCGCGAAAATAATTTATAGGGTATTGCATATTAGAATATGCGTGCTATAATTTTCTTGTAAGCGACATCCTCTTTGTCGGGGCGACCTGCGAGGTGAGCGAGCAAAACAGTTGAATAGACGTTAAGTAGCCTTTGTCGGCCTATCAGCCGCGGCGAATGTGTGGGTGCTGGTGTTTGAAGCATCCCGCGTTTGCCGCGGCTTTTTTGTTTGCTGACGATCGAGCGGAGGTGGAGATGGATGATGTGATGGTGACGTATGGCGGTGAGGTCAAGGCGCTGGGTGATGATCGCGTAGGCGGCTACCTGGTGCGTTTCTCAACGCCGAAAGATCCTGACCTGGAGGGCGACTTCTTTGACAAGAGCACCGACCTGGGCGTGATAGATGATGGCAGTTTGCCGGTCTATTATCACCACGGGATGGACGGGACGATCAAGGGGCGCCGGATTGGCCGGGGAACTGTGAAGTATGACGACGCCGGGCTGTGGATGGAAGCGCAGCTGGACATGCGGGACGAGTACGACCAGATGGTGATGGAGATGGCCAGAAATGGCAAGCTGGGATGGTCGAGCGGGGCCGCCGGTCACCTGGTGAGCCGGGAGAGCGTTGGAAAGTGCTGGCACATTGCCAGCTGGCCGATCGCGGAAGCGAGCCTGACACCCACACCGGCGGAGCCGCGCAACACAGCGGTGAGCCTGAAGAGCCTGATGGCTCTGGATGATGTTGCAGGCGCGCAGAGCATGGATGCAGACACGGAAGGCGGTGATCCAACTTCACAGGCAGAGGAAATTAAGAGCGAAATTCAACCGGAACCGGAACTGAAAGAGCCGGCGCCGGAACCTAACAAACAGGAGCAAAAAATGGAAGAACAGGAAATCAAAACTATCGTAGACGAAGCGGTGAAGGCCGCGATCGCTGACCAGACCCCGGTGAACGCCGGCGGGCTGAAGGCTATCCCGACTGTGAAAGACCCGAAGCACTCCGCTTCATTCGGCAAAGCAATGGCCGCGTGGGCGCAGGGCGACAACCCGGCTGGCTTCAGCAAGGGTGTTGAAATGACCATGCAGCCGGAAGGCGTCAAAGGCGCGTGGGAAGGCGGAACGGATAACGAGGGCGGTTACGCGGTTCCTGACGACTTTTACAACAGCATCATCGAGCAGCGCGATCTCGCTTCGTGGGTGCGGCAGGCCCCGGTGCAGCGCTTCACAACCAACCGCGACCGCATTCTGATCCCGACCGAAGCCACTGCCGGCACCAAACTGGTCGTGACCGATGAGGAAGCTGCTTATGACGAGAACGAACCCGTCTTCGGGCAGGCCGCGCTGACCATCTTCAAATTCACGAAGATGATCAAGACCAGCGAGGAACTGCTGGACGGCGACGCGGTTGGTCTGGAGAAGTACCTGGCCAGCACCATAGCCCGCGCGCAGGCAAAGGCCGAGAACTACTACTGCACAGTCGGTACCGGTTCCGGTATGCCGCAGGGTCTGGTGTACGCCTCCACTTCATCCGCTGTGATGATGGCGACCGCCGATACTATCGTATCGTCCGACATCACCGGCGCGCTGGGGACTATCTCGGCTGGTTATGAGGAACCCGGCATGATGGGCTTGATCATGAACCCGTCCGTGTTGTGGTACATCCGCGGCATCACCGGTAATCCGTTCCAGTTCGCGGTCACTCCGCAGGGCGCTGGCGACAGCATCCTGGGCATTCCGGTGTTCAAAGCCCCGGACTGCGACGCGCTGACCGTCCACTCCGGCAAGGTGATCACCTACGCCAACTTTGGCTTCTATGCCTTCGCTGAACGCCAGGGTATCACTGTGGCGCGCAACCCGTACCTGTACCAGGCCAACGGGATCGTCGGCATCTTTGCCAAGAGCCGCTTCGGTGGCGTTCTGACACAGACCGGCGCCGCTGTCCACATGCTGGGTCACAACGACTAGCAGGTAGCGCAGATAAGTGGGAGGGGCAACCCTCCCACATTGCAAAGGAGTTGAGATGAATCTTTTAGGAAGAACCAAGATCGTGCCGTCGATCGTTCCGACTGTTGGTGCGGCCGAGGGATGCACGGAGACCGAGATCAACTGCACCGGTTTTGACCGGGTGTGCCACATTATCGTGCTGGGCGCAGCCGCGACTGGCGCAACCTTCAACTACAAGGTGCAGGAAGCCGCAGCGACTGGAATGAGCGGTGCCGCGGATATAACCGGAGCGGTCATTACCGAGGTGGCAGATACCGGCGGCAGTAAAGTCTACGCCATTGACTGCCGGGTGAACCCGGCGAAGCCGTTCCAGAAGGCGGTAGGTGTGGTTGCCACTGATACTTTTGCCAACGCGGCCGTGGCCGTGCTGTACGAAGGTTCCGGGGCTTACCCGAAGACCGCCGCGACAGAGGCCGTGATCGTATAACTATCCGGGCGGGTGTAAAAGCCCGCCCACCTTTCAGGTGCACAGATGACAATCACAAATGGATACGGGGCGCTGGCGACTTTCAAGACGAGGTTCGGGGTCTCCAGCACCGACACGAGCCGGGACACGGAGATCGAGGCGGTCATTCAGGCGGTGAGCCGGATGATCGACGGATATACCGGCCGGTGTTTTTTTACCAGCGCGGCAGATGAGACGAGATATTTCCGGGCCGAGGACTTTGAAAATCTGTTCCCGGACGACATCACCAGCATCACCAGCCTGAAAACGGACGATGACGGCGACGGCACGTATGAGACGACCTGGGCAACCAGCGATTACCGCACGTTGCCGGCCAACCGCAGCGCGAACATCACGCCGATCCTGTGGATCACATTGAAACCCAACGGGAGCCACACGTTCCCAAGACAGGAAGCCGGCGTTGAGATCGTTGGCAAATTTGGCTATTGTACGCTGGCCAATGTGCCGGATGTGGTGAAAGAAGCCTGCTATTTGCAGGCGAACCGGTTGTGGAAGCGGCAGGACGCGCCGTTTGGCGTGGTTGGCAGCGCGGAAATGGGCACGCTGAACGTGATAGCGAAGCTGGACCCGGACGTGGAGCTGCTGCTGGCGCCTTACCGGAGGGTGGTGTAATGGCGATACAGGATGTGATCGACCACGCGCAGGCGGCAATCACCAGCGCGGTGACGGCTATCAAATACGCGCCGAGTTACCCGACCGACAAGGTGGGCAGCTGGCCGAGCGCCATGGCGTTCGCGACGGATATTAGCATTGAGCCGCAGGGCGGGTTCGTGCTGACCTTCTTCAATCTGCGAATCGATGTGCTGATTCCGCGGCGGGATCTGAACGAGAACATGCGCCAGCTGGCCGGGATACCGGAAGCGGTGGCGGCGGTATTCACGGCTGACCCGACTATCGGGGGGCACTGCCAGACGTTCGGGCAGGAGATTAAGGCGAATTTGATCAACCTGAATTTCAACGGCATGGAGATGATCGGTTACACCATCATCGTCGGAAGGATCAAGATATGAAATGGACTGGCAAGGGGTTTTTACCTGGCATTCCGGCGCGGGATTTGACGGCCGCGGAGGTGGCGCAGTACGGCGAGAAGCTGCTGCTGGCCAGCGGGCTGTATGTGCCGGATGCGGTTGCAGGGAAACGGGCTGACAAGCCGGCAGATGTGAAGCCGGCGGAAGGAGATAAATAATGGGCATCAAGGCGTTGAGAAAATTGCAATTGGGCATTGAGAGCACTTCCGGGACGGCAGTAGCCGCGACGGTGGTGCTGCGCGGAACCGGGGCGCTGGAGGATAAGCGCACGGTGGTGGACGCGGCCGAGGATGTGGGCATTCTGGGCGGCGCGAACCGGTTTTATACGCCATGGCTGGAAGGCGGGCTGACGATGGACGCGGAGGCGACCTTTGAGCAGCTGCCGCTGGTACTGGCGTGCGGGATCAAGGACGTGGTGAGCGGCGTGGCGGATGGGGTTGGCAGCGGTAAGGTGTATGCCTACCCGTTCCCAACCACCGCGGTGAACAGCATCAAGACGGCGACACTGGAGAGCGGTGACGACGTTGGCGCGGAGGAAATGCAGTACGGTTTTGTGGACAGCTTCAAGATCAGCGGCAGCCCGAAAGAAGCGCTAAAGCTGAACGTCAGCTGGATCGGGCGAACGGTGACACCGACCACCATTACCGGAGGGTTGAGCATCCCGGCGGTCAATGAGATTCTGTTCACGACCGGCAAGCTGTACCTGGACGATACCAGCACTTACCCGGCGACCACGGCGGTGAGCAACACGCTGCTGGGGATGCAGATGGACGTCAAAACTGGCTGGAAGCTGGTGGCTTCTGCTGGACAGGCGAGCGCGTTCTTCGATTTCATCAAGAATGTGGGAGCCGAGATCAACCTGGACATCACCTTTGAGCATAACGCGAGCGCGGTGGCAGAGAAGGCCAAGTGGCGCGCCGGCACAGCAAGATCGTTGAAGCTGGTGTTTGAAGGCAAGGCGTTGAGCAGCGCCGGGACGTACAGCAAGTATTCGCTGATCATTCAGCTGGCTGGCAGCTGGCTGGCGTTCTCCCAACTGGGTGACCAGGACGGCAACGACATCGTGAGCGGCAAGTTCCGCGCGAAATATGACGGCACTGCTGCCGCGATTGGCACCATCACAGTGGTGAACGAGACTGCGAGCCTGTAAATGCTGAAAACGAGCATCAAACAGCGGCAGGTGGTGGCGTTTTACAAAGCGCTGCGGGAAATGCAGGGCGATGGCAAGCTGTCTGTGCCGGAGTACAACGACTGCGTGGTGAAAGCGGCGATAAAAGCCGAGATGCTGGACGGCCTGACGCAGACAACTGCGGTGGACGAGATGGATCCGAAGGAAGCGAACGCGCTGGCCAAAGAGGTGGCGGATTACCTGGTTGACCTGCTGAAGATCGACCCAAACTAATGCGGGAGGTGATCCTGTGCGCCGAGGGCGGCGGGTCACCTCCTGATGAGCTGGTGGAGTGGTGGCAGTGCGAGGAATTGCATGTACTGCCGGAGGCGGGCGGGTTGCGAGACCAGCCAGCCGGGCTGATGCACAGGCTGCGCACACTGGGGCACGTGTACCGCGCGCTGAAAGCATGGAAAGATCGCGGTGAAGGCAGCAGCAGTGAGACGAGCGAGATGAAGTTCTCGCGGGTGTACCCGGATTACTGGCAAGTGGTGCAGCGGGTGATGGAGATGGAGAAACGATGGCAGGAAGCACAATAGAACTGATCATCAAGGCGATCGACAACGCCAGCGGCACGCTGAAGAAGGTGGCAGGCGAGAGCGGTTCGCTGGGCGGATCCATGGGCAAGCTGAACGAGGTGTTCAAGAACGCCACGGGCATCAGCCTGGGAGCTGCCAGCGGATACGCCATTGCCGGGATGGCGATCAGCAAGGTGGCAAAATTTGTGGCGCAGAGCGTGGAGGAGACGCAAGCCTACAACCTGGCCATGGTGGACATGGCCCGGCTGATGGGTACGACTACAGAGGAAGCCAGCCGGCTGGTGCAGGTGGCGGACGATGTGCGCATCAGCCAGGAAGCGCTGGGCACGGCGATGAAGATCGCCAGCAAGAACGGGGTGGAGCCCACCATTGAGAGTGTGGCAAAGCTGGCAGACCAGTATGTGGCGCTGGCGCCAGGGGTGGAGAGGAACCAGTTTTTACTTTCAACCTTTGGCCGCAGCGGGCTGGAGATGGGGAAGCTGTTGGAACAGGGCGGGGCAGGTGTGCGCGCTATGTCGGCGGCGATTGATAGTAGCCTGATTGTGACGAAAGAGTCCGGCAAGCAGGCAAAATTGTATTATGAAAGCATAGACAGGCTAAATGATGCTTGGACAGCTTTCAAAATAAACGTAGGAAATGGCGTCATACCAGTCCTAACAGACGTATTGATCAAGAATCAGGCGGCAGCCAAAACCCTTGATCAGTTGGGAGCTGCCGCATCCAGGGCTGGAACTGGCTTTAGCAACGAATACATAGCTCTATTGAAGGTAAACGAAGAAATACTAAATGGTACTTATGATGCTGTTGAAGAAACAGGATTTCTGAAGAACGCGATTCAGGCAGCTGGGGAAGAAGCCACACAACAAGAAGAGGCTTTTTTAGGTTTATCCAGCGCGCTGGGGAGTTATTCTAATTCGCTGCTATACACGATGGCAGCGCAGAACATGGACGCGGATAGCGCGCTGGCGCTGGGTGTTTCGCTGGGGGTGGTTGACGCAAAAGCGTTGAAGGCGAAGCAGGTCATGGATGAATTAGACAAGAAACTGGACAGCGGGCAGATCAGTGCCAGCCAGTATAAAGACGCGGTACTCGGGCTGGGAAGCGGCATAGATGGCCTCGAAAATAAGAGCGTGGATGTGATCGTCAACATCCTGGTACAGGGCACTCTTCCTGCCAGTATCGGCGGTTTTCAGATCAACCCGAATACAAACGCCAGCCCAGTCGCCACCGGTCTGGACGATTTTGTGGTGCCGCCGGGGTACCCGAACGACAGTTACCCGCTGCGGGTGGAGAGCGGCGAGCGGGTGACGGTGGAGCCGGCATACGATACGCGCAATAAGCGCGGCGGGA